ACCAGCTCGACGGGCTTCATGGTCGGGTGCAAGTCATTTTTCTGTGGCTTCTTGACGTTCCAGACATCGCCCTGATCGCGAGCGCCACACCAAAAGTGATCCGCCCCCTCGCGCCAGCCGTAAAGAATGGGCTCGTACTGGCGCTGGTAGTCAGCGCGGCCGAGCGTGAAGGTGTTTTTCGCCCAGATGATGAACGTGGACCAACGACCGCCAGCGGCACGGAAGGCCGACTGGAGGGTGTCCAGTTCCGAGGAACTCATGGCGATGTAGACGGCACCCTTGGTGTGGGTCAGGATGTTCGTGCAGGCATCGATCAGGAAGCTGCTGAATCCTTCGCCCAAGTTGTCGTTCAGGATGGGGCGGTTCTTGCCGCGCATCTTGTCCTTGGCCGTATTGGCGTAGTTCACGTTGTAAGGCGGGTCGGTGAATGTCATATCCACCAGCTCCTCACCTAGCAAAGCCTTGAAATCGTCGGGTTTGGTCGCATCGCCACACAACACCTTGTGCTCGCCCAGGATCCAGATGTCGCCCACTTTCGAGATGGGCATCTCACCCACCGCGGGCACGGCATCTTCGTCAGTCAGGCCATCCTTCGGGCCGTCATCGCCCGCGATAAGAGCTTCCCACTCATCTGGGGAAAACCCGGTCAAGCCCAGGTCGAAGCCAGCCTCCTTCAAGCCTGCCAATTCGATGCCCAGGAGTTCATCCTCCCAGGATGCGTTCTCGCCAATCTTGTTGTCGGCCAGAATCAAGGCGCGCCTTTGGGTATCCGATAAGTGCTCAAGCGGCACGACGGGCACTTCTGGCAAACCGAGCTTGCGCGCGGCCAACAAGCGGCCGTGGCCTGCGATCACGTTGTTGTTCCCATCAATCAGGATCGGAGCGCCCCAACCGAACTCACGAATGCTGGCCGCGATCTGGGCCACCTGTGCCTCCGAATGCAGCTTGGCATTGCGGGCATAGGGGATCAGTGCTTCGACCTGGCGGTACTCGATGTGAATAGGATTCATGGGGACCAGAAATGAAAAAACCCGCCGGGTCTTGCCACATGGGCCACCGGGCGGGTTCGTGAAATCGTGTGATCGGAGACGCATCTCTCGCGACCGTAGACAGAATTTATCGCGAATCCGGGTAAAACGCGACACACCCAAATTCGCGTTTTTTCCGCATCTGTTCGGATCGCTTCGCATGGGTCAGTGGTGACACGAAACGCCTATCAACCTCCACGCGAAATATGGTCCGTGATCACCTGAATTGCGACTTCCCAGTGGCGCTGGGCCGTTCGCGGTGCCACCCCGAAACGCTTGCCGATGTCGTACCAGCGCCAGCGTTCGGCCCGCATCCACACCAGCTTTCGCTGCTCCACCTCCAGACACCGGACCCACTGCATGACCACGAGCATGCGTTCAACCTCTGCAGGCGTGGGCGGAAATCGGTAGACCGGCGCATCGTCACTGGCCATACGCTCGTACTCCGTGCGAACGATGGTGGGCCAGACGTTGAAGTGGCCCTGCACCCTCACCGGTGGCAGGCGATGTGCCGTGCGTGCGGCCTCGATGAGCCAGTTGGCGACGTCGTCCGTCGTCCATGCGAGTGTTGCTGCAACCATGTCATCCCTCCTGTGTGTCCAAAGCCCAGTGCAAGAGCGCCAAGGCATCCGCTTCGTTGTCGTCGGTCACCGGGTGCCCCAGTGCCCGCATGGCCTGCATGACCTCGTCCTTGCTGGCGTTGCCTTTGCCGGTGGCGTGGCGTTTGATCGTTCCGACTGGTACGCCCTGGTACGGCAGGTTGTGGTGCTCGCACCAGGCGGTCAGCGTGGCCAACAGGCCGCCATAGACATGGGCTGCATCCACCCCGGCATGCCGGCGCACCTCTTCGAAGTACACGCTGTGGATGTCGCTGGCCAGGTGGCGCATGTCGCTGAGCCAGCGCTTGAATCGCAGGTAGCGCATGCCACCGCCCTCATAGCGGCTGGGCCGGAAGCTGGTGAATCCATGGGCGAGTTGACCGTCCATCGTTCGCATGGCCCATCCGGTGGTGGTGCCCAGATCGATCGCAAGGACCACGGTGCGTGATGCCGGCACCGGATCGACCGAGTGGGCAAGATCCCTACGTAACGGAGAGAGGGCATCAGCCCCCTCTCCTACGTAGTAGGAGGGGGAGATTTCGCCAACTTCAGAAGTGGCAGAAAGTGAATAAAAACAAGGACTTGGCTCAGTTGGCAACTTTTGCCAACTGCCAACTGCCAACTGAACCGGAAAATGGCTAAGTCGTTGATTCGTAATGGAATTAAGTTGGCAACGGTCTGCCAACTGAATCCAGTTGGCAAAACTTTGCCAACTTCCGCCCCTGTTTTTGCCAACTTGCTCCTGCGTGCTCTTGTGTGTGCCATCGCACAGATGCTGGCCAAAGCGGGCATTTTCCAAAGCGCGGCACATGATGGCGCGTGCGTGCGATTGCGCACCAATGCGTGCGCTCGCCAACGCGCCAACCGTGATGTCTCTATCTTGGCAAATCGTGTTCATTCGGACTCCTGTGGGTCATTGCTGGTTTCGGGGTAGACCCACACTTCCGGGTTCTCGACGGGCATAGCCGCCCCGGAAAGCGGGCACTTGTAGTGGGTGGGAAGGACGCGATGCGGCACCGTGGGCACCTCGCCGGTGTCCGGATCTGGGTCGCCCTGGGGCAGGTTGACCACCATGTCCTCGACGCACAGGTAGCCAAACTTGGAACGCCCAATCGAGGGCAGCCCGTAGTCCTGTGCGTTGCGGAAATACTTGATGTAGCCCTGTGTGGCCAGGGCAGACAGACGCTCGCGGATGGTGCGCTCGCCGCCCAGGCCGGCCTTGCCTTCGAAGGCTTCGGCGAACTGGTTGGCGGTGTAGCAGTTGCCCTTTAGGCTTTCGTCGAGCAGGATCTGCAGGATCACATCGAGCTTGCGCAGTCGCTCGGCATCAAGCCGATGACCATATTCCTTGAGGACCAGCCGCTCGCTGCCGTTCACGATCATCCACTGGTTATCGACCTTGTCGACGCAGCGGGTTGGCAGTCCAGGACCGTTGCGCAACTCGAAAATCAGTTGACGCACCGTACTAGCCTCATCAGGCCGGTGCAGCATCAGGCTGGCGGAGTAGTAGCTGCGCAGGCTGCTCGCGCCGGCAAAGGCCTGGAACGGATCTTCTTCGAACTGGCGTTTGGTGATTTTCTTGGTGTGATGGACCAGGATCACGCCCGCGTCCGGATTGACCGCAAGGTGCAGCTTGGCCACGCGACGCGTGAGGAAAAACATCATCGCGTCGTTGTCGTTCTCACCGCCAACACCGCCGCCGTCAAACACGTTTCGAATCGGATCGATGGCAATGATGTCTGGAGGCTCGCCAGCAAAGTGGGCGCTGATGGACTGGATCAGTTGCTCCAACCCCTCGTCGTTGAGGACCAGTTGCAGCTGGGGCGTGACCATCAGATTGCGACGGGCAAGCGCCAATGCTTCCTTGGGCAGGACGATGTTGTGCATGCGCTCCTTGAGGTACGGGTAGCGAACCTCGGCCTGGATGTAGACAACCTTGAGCGGTCGCGCAGGCACCATGTCCAAAAACGCCACGCCAGCGGCCATGTGGGCAAGCCACGCCAGCAGGAAATCGCTTTTCCCGACCTTGGGCGCACCGCCGAACACGGTGACGCAACCGTGCATGACGATCCGGTTGGAGACGAGATCAGTTGGCACAGGGGTGTCGTCATCCAGGATCTCGCCCATGGTGTAGATGGGCAGAGCCGAGGTGCTGGTCTTGACCGTGATGCGGTCGCCAGCTGAGATGAAGGCCTTGCAGTCAAAGCCTTCGGCGACCGCATCAGCTGCATCCCACTTCTCTGGTTTTGATTCGGGCGGCACAACGATGGCGACCGAGCGACTGCCCGCCGCGACGCAGGCCTTGGCTGCACTTTCTGCGTAATCCCAGCCGGGGAGATCCCGGTCAGGCCAGATCACCACATCCTTGCCCCGCAGGGGCGACCAATCGGTCTTGTCGATGGGCGCGCGCGCGCCGTTCATGGCTGTCGTTGCAACGATGCCTTTATCGATCAAGGCTTGGGCACACTTCTCCCCCTCGACCAGCACCACCTGCCTGGCCGAAGCCATGGCGGGTTGGTTGTAGAGCGGACGTGGATCGGGCGCACGCCACATGCGGGCGCGTACATCCCAGGGCCTGAACTCCTTGCCTGATGGTGGGTCGTAGCGATACACCCGGGCGATCAACGTGCCGTCGGCGCTCTGATAGTCCCAAATAGCGGTATACGGTCCGAGTTCATCGACCGGCTGCTGGCGAACATCACGCTTGATGGATCTGCCGACGGGCGGGGCAACGCCACACCACTGACGGATCTCTTCAAGAATGCGGGGGAAATCATTCTTGACCGAAAGGTTTCGGGACAGCCCCCAGGCATCGAACACATCACCACCCATGTCAGCGGCGAAGTCGAACCAGAGGCCACGTCGTGCACCCTCCATCTCAACGACAAGGCTTTTGCCGGGTGAGCCATCAATGTCACCCACGTAGAACTTCCCGCCACGGATACGACCCTGGGGGAACAGAAACAGCAGGACAGATTCGAGCCGATCGATCAGCGCATGGCGCAATCCTTCGACATTTTCTGTCGTCCCGGTTACGCGATCCGCTGCATCGTTGAAGTCGAAGTAGCTAGACTCATGCATCAAGACCCACCCCAGCAGCGTTCCTGCCATGAACAGAAGCGGCACTCCTGGTGGGTTGGCGTGGTCGAGAATCGGGGCAGCACCTCACCGGCATCGGTGGCCGTGATGACACGCACGGCGCGATCAGACATTCGCTGGGCCAGCCCGCCATCAAAGGGCACCAACTCGAACCAGATCTCTTGGCTGTCTTTGTTGATGGCGGTGAAAAGCGCTGGGTTCTGCAAAATCCCCGGGATGCTGGCTTCCATGTAGGCCTGGTAGATCGCCATCTGCGCGGCATAGACCGGTTTTGACTTGGCCACACCGTTTTTGACCGTATCACGCCAGGACTTGTCGTTCATGGTCTTGCACTCCCACAGCGCGGGATAGCCCATGCCCAGTGACGCTGGCCCGCCATTCAGGACACCGTCGACATGGCCCTTGATCCGACCACGAGCCACGGAAAACCCGAACTGCCCGCCCTGGGCCTTGCGGGTGTACAGGTCAAAGCCGATCAGGCGCAACCACCGAATGGCAAGGTCTTCCAGTTGGTGGCCCACCTCGAATACCCGAAGCAGACGACCAGAAAACTCCCGGCCTGGATCCACAGGCGTGCGGGTGTACTCGAACTGGAGCGCACGCTCGCAGGCGACTCCCAGGCGTGAAGCGCCCAGATAGTCACGCCGCGTTTGCGCGTCGCGCTCCAGCGCCAGCGCGTCATCAATGAGCGAGCCGACCTGTTCATGAAATTTGGGACGGTGATTGAAGTCGAGCATCACACCCGTCCTTGCTGCCGACCTGCGGCTTGAACAGCGAGCCGTTGCTCCAAAAACGCCCGGTCCTTGGCTGCCATACGCTCGTGCTCATTGAGCATGTGGTCTTGGTACTTGGTAACGACCACATCAATGAGTGTGAGCACCTCCTCACGGGTGTAGTCGGCAAGAGGCCGCTGCATACCGATTGAGCCAACGTACTCGCCCAGCGGTCCAAGACAGGACTGCATGGCTGAAATTTCCATATCACTGGGGTCGATCATCTGCCCCTCCGTTTTGTTCATGAGCGTGGAGAAGGCCTCCTGACAGCGGCGGGAGCAGAACACCCACTTGTCGTTGTAGCGAGAGGGGTCTGAGCGGCGAACGCGCGGGTTGAACCAGCCAAACCCCTTGGCTTTGCGATGGCAGACAGCACATTTCACGCAGCCTCCAAGATCGGGTGGACATTCGCGTCGTTGGCCGCGTTGACCAAGCGAACGATGGCGTTGCGGTTGAAGCGAAACGACAGCAGCGCAGACGCCTGGTAGCGCGTCAGACCGTAATCGGCTCGCAGTTCAGGTGGCAGGTACTGCAACTGTTTCGGTGTAGGTGCTTCGTTGAGCCAACGGCGAGTCTTGTGGGCTGAGTCCTCGGATTCGTTTTCGTTGAGCCAGTCGTCCGCCTTGGCCATACAAACCGTGCGCTCGCCGACCGCCAGCAGCCGGGTATTGAGCCCCTTGCCTCCGCCAATCGCATGCCAGCGACCGTTGAGAAAGAAGATGCCGCCCCAGGCTGTGAAGCCCGTAGCCATGAGTGCATCGTCGCTGCCAAAGAGATCGCACCAACGGAAATTGGATCGGCTGAGCAAGTCAATCTCGCTCATGACAAACTTGTCAAGCACGCCGCCATCCGGTGCGTCTGATGGCTCCCAAACATGGGAGCAAAACGGGCACTCCATGACGGCCAGCGGTACGACAGCTCCGCACTCCGGGCAATCCTTGGTCGGCGCATCACCATCATGGTCGTGGCCATTGAGATTGACT